TGTTGGTGCTTCAGGTGGTATGTCAACTAATACTGCTGAAACACTTGGTGCCGCATCTGGTACTCAGTTTGCAGAAATGGCATTCACCATTGACCGAACTTCGGTTGAAGCAAAGACCCGTGCATTGAAAGCAGAATATACAACTGAACTCGCACAGGACTTGAAAGCAGTCCACGGTTTGGATGCAGAAACAGAACTTGCTAACATTCTTAGCACAGAAATTCTTGCAGAAATCAACCGAGAAGTTGTAAGAAGTATTTACCGAGTTGCTAAACTTGGCGCACAACAAACAGACCTTTATCACTCATCTGGTAGAGATGGAACAGGTGGTCTTTCAGGTAGTACAGCAACTGGTGTTGGTGGTATCTATGACCTTGATAAAGACTCTGATGGACGATGGAGTGCAGAACGATTTAGAGGACTTATGTTCCAACTAGAACGAGAATGCAACCAAATCGCTAAAGATACTCGTAGAGGTAAAGGTAACTTCTGTATTGTAACATCCGATGTCGCATCCGCCCTTGCAATGAGTGGTTTCTTACAAATCTCTCCTGCAAAAGCAACCGACCTTGATGTTGATGACACAGGTAACACATTCGTAGGTACACTAAACGGTAAGATGAAAGTTTATGTAGACCCCTATTCAACCACAACTAACTATGCTTGTGTTGGATATAGAGGTTCTTCACCTTACGATGCAGGTTTATTCTACTGTCCGTATGTTCCACTACAAATGGTTCGTGCCGTTGGTGAAAATGACTTCCAACCACGCATCGGGTTCAAAACTCGATACGGTATGGTACAGAATCCTTGGGTTACAACAACCTATAGTTCAAATGACAATGAACCATTGGCACAACTTTCCATTCGTTCAAATCAATATTACAGAATATTTAGAATTGATGGACTACATGGTGGTGCCGCTGCCGCAGGAACTAGTTACCCGTAATCTAACGGATTATAAGGTACTAATCATAATAATGATTGAAGCAGGAGAGGCAACCCCTCTCCTGTTTTCTTTTATAGATTCATTATATTATAAATAAAGTAAAAAGGAGAACTGAATGAACCAATATAAAAATGCAAGAAAATATTTACAGGAAATGGGAATGTTAAGTGAAATACCTTCACCAGGGTACGAGAATCCATTTGCATTGCCAGATGGATGGCCATCGATAAGGCCGGACGGACCCGCTCCCAAGAAGACCAGGCCTATTTACAAACAGAAGGCTCCTCATGGGAATACCCCAACTGGTGACCCAAATGGTCCTATAACATATACCTCCCGCGAAGTGATTGATTGCAATGAATTTTTTCCTTACGATTGCACCACATATATTATTTCAGTAGTTTGGCAAAATGGGGAAATTATTCACGAAGGAGAACCGGTTGATGCAAGAGAATTTTATGCTGACCCACTTGACATATTTGATGAACCACCCAAATGACCACTGAACTTCCAGGATTATCGCCAAAAGTATCTGTAGATATTGGCCAAAGACAACCCACAAATACAAACTACATTCTAAATACGGGATTTTATTTTGGCATCCAAAGATTGCCCACTGTACAGTATTTTTGTCAAGAGGTAAATTTGCCTGGATTAAATTTTGGAGAAATCAGACAGCCGACTAGATTTATCGATGTCAAACACCCTACAAGTAAAATAAATTTTGAACAATTAGATGTTAGTTTTGTTGTAGATGAAGATTTGGCAAATTGGAGAGAAGTTTATGATTGGATGCGTAGTATTGTAAATATAGAAAATACCAACGAATATGTATCTCCAGCAGACCAATATTCTGATGCTACACTTATTTTATTAAATAGTGCCATGAGAGAAAATGTTCGTATAAAATTCAAAAATTGCTTCCCTACAAATCTAACAGGATTAAGATTTATTACCACCCCATCAGAAGTAGAACCTCAAATTGCTTCAATGACTCTAACATTCGATTCATATGAAGTAGAAAAGATATAAAGGAACTAAAATGGCAGGAGAACCAACAGACTATTCAGATTTTGATTTTGGATTTACAGCAGTAGATGCAGACGAATTAGAATCTGGCAGTGAGGTTATAGAATCTCAACAAACAACGGAAGTTATTAATGAAGTTTCTTCTGAACTTGTGGATAAGATTGATACACTGGAAGACAAGATTAACGCCGTGATAGTAGCCTTTGAAAACACAACATCAGAAGATTTTACAATTCCGAATGATGATTTATCTAGAATAGAAGAAAAGATTGATAAGATTGTATCGTTAGAAACCGATGAGTTATCTCAATTATTTGCCAATCAAGGAAATGATATTAGGGCAATTATAGATGAAGTTGAAGAAAGAAAAGGGCAACTGGAAGTTGAATATAAAGGTAAAATGGAAACTATTGAAAGTTTAATAATGCCTCTTCTTTACAATCTTCTAAAAAATCCAGATAAAGAATATATTCTTTGGCCTAATAGAACAGAAGTTATACAACGGCAAATAGATAAGATTTTAAATGTAACAAGATAAACTTGACTTTTGTGATATTTGTGATATAATTATCGTATGGAATTAAGCGAAATTAGAATAATGGTTCAAAAAGATATGCCTATTGACGATACCGAATTGGATATCGAATCAATGAGTATCCCACAACTCCACAACAAATACCTTAATCTCTATACAGACGAGAAACTATTAAACCAAAAAATTAACGGCGAATATAGTAAACTCAAAAAATTAAAATGGGAATATTATACAGGCAAACTAGACCAAGAGGCACTAGAAGAATTGGGGTGGGAGCAGTTTCAGTTAAAAATTTTGAAACAAGATATTAGTTTGTATATGGAATCGGATGATGATTTGCAAAAGTCATCAAATAAAGTGGCGTATCAAACGGAAAAGGTAAACTACTTAGAATCCATCTTAAAATCAATTAACAATAGGCAATGGAATATTCGTAATGCAATCGAATGGAGAAAATTCATTAACGGACAATGATGCAATGAATCGTGTCTTCCTTAGACACGCATATCAATATGCATCGGCACACAGCGAAGACCCATCCACACAGTTGGGTGCTGTTTTAGTTAAACCTAATGTTGGTATAATTTCGTGGGGTGTCAATAATATTCCAGAGAAACTAAAAACCACAAAAGACAGATGGGAATATCCAAAGAAAAAACAATATGTTGAACACGCAGAAAGAAATGCAATATACAAATGCACTTCAAGAGCAATTTGTACGGCAGGAATGGTGATGTATTGCCCTTGGTTTGCTTGTACAGACTGTGCAAGGGCAATTATTCAATGTGGTATTGTTGGTGTGGTAGGTCATAAAGAAATGTATGAACTAACAAACGATAGATGGAAAGAAACAACAGACATAGGAATTTCTATGTTAAAAGAAGCCGGTGTTGAATGTACTATTTGGAGTGGGACAATAGGCAACGAATTATCTGTTCGTGTAAACGGAACTAAATTCCACCCATAAATAATAGGTATGAGTGTACTTACAATTGAACATGTTGATTCTGTTAATATAAAAATAGATTGTGAACGAGGCATTGCGAAAGAACTCTCTGATTTCTTCACATTTAAAGTTCCCGGCCATCAATATATGCCTGCATTTAGAAATAAGATATGGGATGGCCAAATAAAACTATACAACATATACAGTCAATTAATTTATGCAGGTTTGTATGATTATATTATTCAATTTGCAACAGATAGAAATTATAATATAAATGAAGTTAAAAACGAAAATAAAACTTCTATATCAAAAGAACATATTAAAAGTTTCATTAACGACCATCTCAAACCTTATGCGGCTGGAGAATCGATTCTTGCCCATGAACATCAAATAGATGGAGTTTCATATGCAATCAATAATGAACGGTGTCTTTTGTTATCTCCTACTGCATCTGGAAAAAGTTTGATAATATATTCTTTAATACGATATTATCTTGACAAAATGCCAAAAGATAAAAAGATTCTAATAATCGTACCCACAACATCTTTGGTACGGCAGTTGTATTCAGACTTCGATGAATACTCATCTAATAATGGATGGGATACAGAAAAGAATTGTCATACAATTTATGCTGGGAAAGATAAAAATTCAGAAAAGAGAGTAATGATATCTACTTGGCAAAGCATCTATAAATTACCTAAAAAACATTTCGACCAATTTGGTGCGGTGTTTGGAGATGAATGTCATTTGTTTAAAGCAAAATCTCTTACTTCTTTGATGACTAAATTGGTTGATTGTCCGTATAGGATAGGAACTACTGGCACATTAGATGAATCATTGACCCATAAACTAGTTATTGAAGGTTTATTTGGTAGAGTAAGAAATATAACGAGTACAAAAGAACTTATGGATAAGAATTTACTTTCTAAACTCGAAATTGATTGTATATTATTAAAATACTCAGAAAAGACGAGGAGTGCGGTTAAACGGTTAAATTATCAAGATGAAATTGATTGGTTAGTGGGAAATGAGAACAGAAACGACTTTATTACCAATTTGGCACTAAATCTTAAAGGAAATACTTTAATTCTCTTCCAGTATGTCGATAAACACGGAAAAGGACTGTTCAAACTCCTCACAGAGCATTCTGGGGACTCCAGAGATGTATTCTTTGTCTATGGTGGAACAGACTCGGAACTTAGAGAGAAAATAAGAAAAATTACCGAAACAAAAGAGAACTCAATCATAGTAGCATCGTATGGTACTTTTAGCACTGGCATTTCAATTAGAAGATTACATAATATCATATTTGCATCACCGTCTAAAAGTCGTATACGAGTATTACAAAGTATTGGTAGACAATTAAGAAAATCTAAACATAAAAATGTAGCAAAACTGTACGACATTGCCGATGATTTGCATTGGAAGTCATACAAAAATCATACCCTAAGGCACTTTGAATCTAGATTGAAAATCTATGAATCTGAAGAGTTCGACTATAATTCAATTATTATAAATATAAATAGTAATAAGGGGAAAACATGAATCAAAATTATAAAATTTTATTGCTTACCAACGGAGATAAAATAATCGGCGAACTGGTTTTAAAATCAGAAAATGCTCTAACCCTTTACAGACCTTTCCAATTAAAAATTCTAACCTTAATGGACGAAATCGAAAATAACCCAGATAATATGATTAGGCAAGAAGTATTAATTTTAAAAAATTGGTTAGACTTATCAAAATCACAAAAGGCAGAAATAGATAGAACTCATATTCTTTCATTAACTGAACCAACCGATAAAGTTTGTTTATTTTATGATGCAGAAAAAGAAAAAGAAGATAATCCAAGTATTTTAGACGATATGCTTAAAAGAATTAAAGAGGAAGAATCAGATGTGCTTGAAGATATGAAAATTGATGGAGATGAAGCCATGTTTTTAAATAATGAAGATGTACAATATATTTTAGATAAAATGGTTGAAAATGACCGTCTTGAAAATAATATAGAAGATATAGAAGATATAGAAGATAATGAAGAATTAAAAAAGGAATCTAAAGATTCCAGTGAATATGATACAGATAAAGATATGTTTGGATGGTAATATTAAGTACTATGTTTAACCGAGGCAAAGGTAATTGTACCATCGATTATATTTTATGTCAAGTAAAAAAAGTAAAAAATAATTGACAAAACAAAAAAATATTGTATAATGAAATAAATGAAAAAGAAAACAAATAAGAAAACGAACGAAAAACATTATATCGATAACGAAGTGTTTTTCGATGCAATGTCAAAGTGGAAAATTACAGTACTAGATGCTGAAGAAGTTGGAGATAAAAAACCACCAGTGACTGATTATATCGGTGAGTGTTTTTTAAAAATTGCAGAACGACTTTCTTATAGACCCAATTTCATTAATTATCCTTTTAGAGAAGAAATGGTTGGAGATGGTATTGAAAATTGTTTAATGTACTGTAGCAATTTCGACCCCAACAAATCAAAGAATCCATTCTCTTATTTTACTCAAATCATTTATTATGCATTTCTTAGAAGGATTCAGAGAGAAAAGAAACAAGAATATATTAAATATAGATGTTTTGAAATAATGGATGATGCTGGAGTATTACCAGAAGATTGGAAGACATCAATTGCAAACGCAATAGGTGGTTCTCCAAAAAACCCATATGCCGAAATGTTTAAATTATCAGATGTAGATATCGATAAATTTACAAAAAAAACAAAAAAAACAAGAAAGAAAAGAAAAACTAGTACTAAAAATTTAGATGAAGTTTTACAGGATGATATAAAAAGTGAAGATAGCACTGATAAATGACACGCACTTCGGTGCAAGAGGCGATAGCCAATTATTTTTAGATTATTTTATGAAGTTCTTCGATGATGTATTTTTTCCATACATTAAAGAGAACAACATAAAGACGGTAATACATGCCGGCGACTTGATGGATAGAAGGAAGTTTGTAAACTTCAATATTCTTAATCAAGTTCGAACAAGGTTTATGGATAAACTAAAAGATGAAGGTGTAGAGTTACACTGTATTCTTGGCAACCATGATGTATACTACCGCAATACAAATACAATCAATTCGATACGAGAATTATTCGGTAACGATTTAATATTGTATGAAGAACCTGCTGTGGTAAACTTTGACGGTTTAGATATTGCATTACTTCCGTGGGTGAACAAAGAAAATACTGCCGAGGCTGAAAACTTTATTAAGACTGCCGCGGCACCAATCCTTATAGGACATCTTGAACTTTATGGGTACGATGTTATAAGAGGTGTAAAATACAACGAAGGAATGGATGCAAAATTGTTTAGTAGATACGAACAAGTATTTACAGGACACTTCCATTGTCGCCAAGAACACGGAAACATATATTACTTGGGAACACAATATCAGATTACATTCTCAGACTTACATGAAACAAAAGGATTTCATGTGTACGATACAGACACAAGAGAAATAGAATTTATAGAAAATCCATATAATATGTTCCATTCATTATTGTATAATGATAAGGACGGCCCAATAGAGGTCAATAATAAATTAGATTATTTAAAAGATTCCTATATTAAGTTGTTTGTAGAACACAAAGAACACCCATACAGTTTTGACAGATATATGGATAAACTATATGATGCAGGGGTGGCAAAAATTACTGTAGTTGAAGAGTTAAATAATTCTGATTGGACTAAGGAAGAAATTG